TTCAAATCAGATTCAATTTGTTCACGTTGCTTATCAGTTAATTTAACCTTAGCGGCATTCAGATTAACCATAGATAACATATAGCTAGCAGTAGCACGAGCATTTTGACTATTAGCAACAATATTATCAATCTCATAGGGCAACTTCTCATTAGCAATACGAATATCATTCTGAATACGCTCAAATTCAGCCTGTGTAAGTTTGGCTTCATTAGATTGTTTAGCGGAAGTATAATCAGCAGTAACATTTTTCAAGCGAGTATCAGATTTAATATTTGCAGTATCAGCATCATAACGCTCATTAGCCTTAGATATATCATCACCATGTATACCAGCAGTAATAGCATTAGTTCTAGCATTGGTAGCATTGGCCTTAGCTTCAATCAAAGCAATATCAGCTTTAGTTTTTTCAATTTCTACATTAGCCTGACGAGTAAGAGCGGCGGTAATACTATTAGTAACGCCAGCTCCAACACCATTATCAGAAGTAGAAGGGGCGGAACCCATGCCGGCAATTTGGCTATTAGTAGCAGAAAGAATAGGATTAAGACCAGCGGCCTTTAAGTCGCCAACTTCAAACTGATGGGCATTTTGCTGTTGATATGCCCAATTTTGACGCTGGAGGGCGGCTTGCTTTTTGGCACTATTGCCGCCAAAAGCAGAACCGATAAGACCGCCAGCAAGGCTACCAAAAACATCGCCACGGATAGCAGACCATAAACCCATGGTAACACCTCAAATCAGACCAAAAGTACGTAAGACAACAATAATACACAAAGATACGATTGCAATAGTTGAAACTTGTAAGTCATTCAAAATATTCACCTCTCTTAGAAATGGTCCATAAGACCGGGGACACCATAGACCGGCATCGGACGAACGCAATTTAAATTAAACCACGCATCAAGAAGGAATTGAGGTTCAGACGGAACAGCAACAATTCTATCAATCGGCGGATTATCAACAATGAATTCCGGGTTGAGCTTAGGCAAATTATCGAATTTTTGAGCTAAATGCCAAGAATCCAAAGACTGAGCATAAGTAGAACGGAATCTACCGGTAACTTGACTAGGTGAATACCTGTATTCGGCATAGCGTTCCTGATAACCAAAAACGCCATCATCCTCTTCATTACCTTGGGCGAATATTTCCTTGTTTAACACAGCCTGCTCACCTAAAAAAGCAAATGTCGGCCAATACATATCGAACTTAGTAGAACGTGTCCACATCCTATTAATGCCTTGTTGATAGGTCAAATCAGCTCTGACATTGACGAGACCAATAATCCAACCATGCTCGGTGAAAGACTTGCTAAATCCATTGCCTCTACCATTGGTAGCAACAGCAAAAGCAGATAAATTAGCCTGCGGAGAAACATCAGTAGTACCAGATGTCTGCGGAATGACATTAACATCAATACGATTAGAGGAACCGCCAAGATATTCCGGACGTTGAAGACGAGCGTCAGGAGAAACTACACCGAAGAAACTTCTGATTATTTCTGTGTAACGAGTACCACCACGAGCAGCACGCTCATACCAGCGTTGAATCTGAAAAGCCTCACGGAACTGATTGATAGTGATAGACGTAGCAGATGTTAAATCGACTTTAGCCTTAGACAAATCCATACTAAGTTTGTAAGGAGTACCACCAGCAAAACTATCATCATCACCAGAACCAGCATAACCAGCACTAGTTAAAAGAACATTAGCAAGCCAACTATCATCACCCTGATTCTGACGACCGCGAATATCGCCGGAATAAAGATTTTGGAAAATCTCACCTGTAAGCGAAGCAGTACCGCCAAAGGGCAACTCTACACCGGGGCCTTTTTGCGGCCAAGGTAAGGCAGAAGTAAAGTAGTCATGACGTTTGCCACGTCTAACTAACTTATAGTTAGAGTATTGGTCTGAATCTGCTTTAGTAAAAGGCAAAGACTCTTGAAGATTTTCGTCACGAAACCATTCATTATAGATGAGATTGTAAGCACGGAACGGCTCTGCTCTGACTTCTAAATTCGGGATACCTGTTGGCAATCCAAAGTAATCAGCAATGGAACCAACTTCAAAGCCTGTACCTGTTGGAGATTTCACAGTAGGAAAGAGATAATCAGTAGAATCAGTAGGATTATCCTGTTCACCGCACATTGCTTGGAAGTGGTCAAACAACAAACGTTCCGGCACGAAGAACCAAAAAGTGTCCATGTACATATTATCCATGATAGGGCTAATCAGTGTAGCAACACGAGCAAACAGCGTACAGTCCATAGAGAACGTATCACCGGGAAGAACCTCATCTACAAAGATTGGTACTAGATAACCGCTATCAAACGTAGTCTTTAAACCATGAGAGCGATTGAACTTAGAACGAGGAATTTGAGCAGTAGGCACCTGAGAAAACAGATGTTGTACTGAATGTCTACTCATTCACAAATTCACCACCTTTCGAGAAAACACGTGCTGAATATTCAGCAGGAACATCACAATAAGAACCATGAACCCAAATAAGAGTATCCGGATTGTAAGTGGGCATCAATCCATGCCTAATGACAAAGCGGTCAAAATCAGACATTACCATTTTTTGACTCCTTTCTTGCTTGTATATAACATTACGCCATATAAGAGGCATGATATATTTACCTCTCATAGATATTCTAACAGAAATTTAACATAGTATCAACTACCGGAACGAAAAAATATTTAAACGGAAAGGCCGTATTTTTATGAACCTTTGACGGGGAAAAGGTTCGTGAACCAATCGACAGTTTAACGATTGGTGTCAGTGGGAACAGTTACATCAAGAGGGCAACTGTTCCCACACCCTCGGCGGAAGTTCGCAATAAAAAAAGACCGCCAAACGGCGGCCTTAAAATCAGCTATTAAGCATCACTATCTGTATGTACGATAGGATTGGGCGTATTATTAGAAACAGGATTAGCGGGATTAGGATTAACAACAACAGGAGCTTTAGGAGCTTCCACAATTGGCTTATTAATAAGTCCATATTCGATACACCTACTTTCATTCTGCTTGTCCTGAATAAAGGGTATCAGATTAGCAGGGTTATTGTCAAGCTCTTTTCTAAGCGCAGACGGCAAAGCATTAAACATTTCTTCAGCTTGCTTACAACGCTGGAAGTTCTCCATATAATCGCCAAGTTCAGAAACATCAGCATAAACAGGCTGAACGCCGTCAGTACGATAAGGAAGCGGCGTACCGCATGTAGCATAGCGGTTCATGATAACATTAATGTCACAGTTATCTTTTTCACTCTGTACTGTCATAGTGGGTTCCTTGAAAATAATACCTTGTTTTTCTTGATAGGTATCAAAAATAGTTTTAAATCTCATAAAGTGTAACTCCTTTCAGTGCCTGCCGGCGGCGAATTGAAAAAAGTAAGTGCAAAACGAGTATTGCACTTATTTTTCAATTGGAAAACATGCTTGTGCTTCCAAAATCTGTTTAGGCATAGGCATAGTAGTAATATTACCGGTATGCTCATCAAAATCACAAATTTCAACAAGTACAAAATCTTCCGGATAGTGGAACAACATAGTGTCGTCATCATTGACAGCACGTTCAAATAATCTCTTGGCTTGAATCTCATCCTGACAAGTCATAATTTGACCGTAAATCATAGATTTTTTATCATATACACTGTAAAGTTTCATCTGTTTTACCTCTTTCTAAGCTCTTAATTTGAGCAAACTTAAATTTTTCTTTAGCTTCCAAGCGACCGGGAGTATATATTTCCTGCTCATGTAGTTTAGCATTTTCTACACGTTTTTCCTTGATAAGCTCCATTTCGTCGTGGTTAATAGCATCATAAAGCTTATCATAATATTTCGGTGGCCGTAATTTCCGGACCTTATCGTTATCAACAATTATTACCCGGTCATATGGATATACATCACCGGCATATTTCGCAAACCAATCAGCACCAATACCGGGACGGCGGCTCATATTAACAAATTCCGGCTGAATGCCTTCGTACTTTAATCTCCCGGCTTCGCCGTTAAGTTTTTTCGTTACGTAACGAGCAACATAGGCGCATGAGTCAAATGTAACATCAGCCACAAGACAGTAACCATGAGTCCATAGCTTATTAAGAATATCACTAATATAATAGGGGAAACCTGCATTAGACAACTTATACAATCGTCGGTCTGACCTAAAGTCATAACCAAAAAGAATAAGATGATAATGAGGCCGATAAGTATTGTCACCATATTCACCACACGCAAAAAACCGAACTTTAATAGGTTCCAAATATTTCCGCAAACGTTTCATAAACAACTGCAAATCTCTCTTATAGAGTGTCTGTTCGCCGGTAATAGGAGACCAGCGGATATGTTCATCATCATAAGTTAATGTAAGGAAACTATTGCACGGATGCAAGCTAGCTTCATGCATACAGCGCACGGCCCATTGACGAGAACGCTCTAAACGGCAACCAATACACTGACCACAAGGAAGATTGATAACGTCAAAAGGTTGCGTAGGCGGTGCGCCAAAAACTATAGCTTTCTTGCCGTTAGGTTTACATTGGCGCAACTGATACGCAGTTATAGGATGGTAACAAACCATTACAACCGGATACCGCCACGCATTGGCGGCGGAGCAGTGTTAATAGATTTAGTTTTATCAGCGGTTGCAGTGAAAAGACGCTTGGAACCTTTACGAGTCATCTTACGACGTTTCATAAAATCACCTCATTTCCCGAAAATAAATTGGCTAAGATAAGTAGCGGCCGCACCAATAGCGACACAAAGAGCGCTAAACCATTTATTCATAATATCACCTCACTTAAAAAGATATTTAAGGCGAGAACCAATAGTAGCCAAGTCATTAGCATCCTGTAAGCCGGAACCTTGACTATTAGCATAGAAATTAAAATATATATCATTGGAAAGGCCACGCTCATAAGAAGCACGGAGCAACTTAAACTTCTCATCTTTAGAATGAAAAACTTGTTTCCAAAATTGTTTATCCATAAGTTTTTTAGGGTCTTTCAAATCAGATTCAATTTGTTCACGTTGCTTATCAGTTAATTTAACCTTAGCGG